CGATGGTGGCCTGCCCACATCGACAACCAGCCTTAAGGTTGTCGCCCCAAGCAAAGACTGGGGCACACGTGACCAGATCGCTGCTCGAAGGGAATCATAAGGCTCTCCATAGATGATCGACAAAATAGCAACTTTATTCAAAGTTACTATTAAATCGTTAATGGACGTTATCCATTTGATATCAAATGAAGTAACGTAACCATAACCATCTATAAAGTGGGCGCCACAAGACTCCCTATAACTGGAGTTGATGTTAGTCTTATTCAGATTAACAACAAAACCAGCTATTTGCAGATTCTCTACTATATCTTCAGCATATTGGTTCTGACATATAATGTCATCGCCAAAAACTGTCGATGTAGCGTCGAATGATCTGGTTAAAGCCGTTAAAACTAGGGTCATGAGATCGAACGTAAACCCATTACCCATACTAGACACCTTGTTGACAATATAATAATTGTCATCGGGGCCTAAGGTCATGTCTGACCTACTAGCGAGTACTTTGGAAAGTACCCGATAGGGTAAAAGGTAATTGATCAACCTCACACTGATCGCATCACTGCAATCAGATAAATCGATCGTAGCGACTTTTGGGTCGCTAATCCGATTTCTATGCTCATCAGCTAAGAAATCGAGATCGATTCCGATACTGTCTTTGAGACAACGTCGGAGACCCAGCCCAACAGCTCGCTGGACAAGCATATTGCAGAGAGGCTCTAGGCAGATAGACCGATCCTTAAGATTATTCTTAGGAACAGTCGACCACCGATTGCCTCCAACAAACTTAACTATACAGAAAAGCTTAAACTTATAAATCTGGAAAGCAGGTTTATCTAAATTTCTAAACCTGCACCATAATTTATAGTTTAAATTCTTCTCTGATAGTGAATGTTTTCTGCAGTAGCTCCTAAAGCGTTTCTTTACTGCATGTTTTAATGCACGATGCCAGTAAGAATAACTGGCAAAGACATCAAAACAATCAGCAGTGATAGTCCATTCCTCTGTTAACTTACAAGCAACAGAGGTTCGGTTACCAAGTGGTTCAAAACTAGAACCATTGGTAAACATAAGCTCGCCCATCCGAAAACCGGATAAGCACTTATGCACCCAAAGACGCGCTTTTGCCCAGTGCGGGCCCATTATGGCTCGGGGTTTGAGTCCTTCGTCAAATCTGATCCACCG